TCTTTTTCCAGCATTGAATCGTAGAATGCTGGAGGCCTGAACTTTACCCCCTTGATCACCACGTAGTCGTCCGGATATATATCCTTCTTGAATTTTTGGTACCACGAGTACCCGAGACCTTTATTGCGACTCATCGTCGCGTAGGTCGGTTTCACCTCCCATAATTCCCCGGTCTCTGTGTCTAATCGCTCGTATTCTTGCGATGCGAGCTTGCCGCTCGTTTTCTTTACGCAGTACCCTGCGACGTATGCCGATGAATCGAATGTAACCGCACCGATGGTTGAATATCCATCGGGCCACAGCTTTGACAAGGTTGGAGAAGTCCATAGTTGGTTCCCCTTATGCAATTTGAATGGGGACCGATCGCGGTGAAAGTCGTGCCCGAATATAACCGCGTGGTAGTGAGGCCGCTGATTCTTCTCGCCGTACTCTCCGCAGTGTAGGAACCTGAAAGGTCCCATTTCCTTCCGTAATCGTTTCGCGAAGAGTTGCCAATGCCGTACATCGACCGAGCGATCCTTAGGTAGATGCTCTTGGTCGAATGTAAGTGTGATGAAGGAGTTGTGCTCGTGCATCTGGGATTCGTGCACAGCACGTATACCCCACGACCGTTTTTTCTCCATACGGCACCCGAGGCATTGTCCGCACTTCACTACGACGGAAGGCTTCCGGAAGCCCCGGGAGTGCGTCGCATCTTTGAAGCTGATTTTGCCACCGGGTGCCGCGTACCCTTTCAGGGGTCGAGTACAGGCCATTTCCTAGAGTCGCCAGCCGCCTCTCATGGGACGTGCCCGCATGTTCTTACCTTTGGACCGAGAGCCACGGCGAAAGTTTCGCCTGCTTTTCCCTCGGGACATCTTCTTCCGGTGCCGTCCGCCATACATGGCCCTCTCCTTCTTTGGGGGGTTGGTGTCAGTCCTACTTATTACAGCAAGTGTTGAATAAGTTTGGGGCTAATCGCCCTCGGAAGATTCCGGTAGCCCTTGTTCCTGCGGGGGCTCCGGAACTTCCTTTTGCTGTTCATGTTGCGGCGGCAGATAATCTTCCGCCATCGGCAGACCCGCCTCCGCGAGTTCCGCCGTCATGTCTTCGTCGGCCAAGCCGCGAAGCAGGTTTTCTGGATTGTTTTGGCAGAGGTTCCGAACTGCTGACGGCAAAGCGTCAAATTCGGCCTGTGCCGCGATAGTGATGTTCATCGCGGTGTGCAGATCCTCTGCCCCGGAGAAGTCTCCGTATGTGGGCGTCCGCTTCGCCAGGCTGTCCCATATGCCTTGGTCGCGGTAACGCGCCACGATTTTGTTGATGTCGCACTCATCTGCGAATGACTGCTTCGTTTTCGATTCCTTCCCCACAGGGGTCGTGAATCTGTGCCTCTCGTCTCCGACTCGGACATCCGTCATTTCGCTCTTCTCCCTTTGAAGCGATTGAACTGCTTCTTTTTCTCTAGCCGATCCATGTACCTCTCTGCCGCCTCCCTACTTTCGAACACGTTCATGAAGTCCGGTTTCTTGGTCGGCAGGTTCACTTTGTAGTTCCTGTACAACTGTTCGGCTGCTGCGGCTGGCGGGCCCCAGATCCCGCCAATGCCCTTGCCATGCAAGGCCGCTTTTCCCGGCTCCGTTTGATACCACTCCGCCATTTCCGACTTTGCGATATTTTCGAAGTCTACTCCGATTTTTTGAGACCGTGCTAGGTCCGTTGCTGCGGTAGCAGCTGCTGCTTGCGCTGCTGCTTGCGCTCCTTGATGTGACCGCAGCTTTTTGGCGCTTGACGCTTGTTTTCCGGCGGCGTCTGCCTGAGCCCCCGCGGCAATTCCTTGCCCGATTGCGCCGAAGTTTGGCGAGGCTGCTAAGCCTACGCCTCCTGTATTTACTGCGCCCTGTTTGTACGCGAGGATTGGATTGAGTCCAGCTTCTTTCATGCTGAACATCGTATCCTGATACCCGCGCCGACGCAGTTTCCTGTTCAGCTTGTACTGATATTTCATCAGCATCTTACTGCTGAACAGACTCGCGACTGTACCCAGTGCGCTTGAGATTCCCCCTCCTGCTGCGATACCACCCATTAGAAGTGGTCGATCATGCCAGGTACACCATAGGTGGGCATGGCTCTCACGCAGCGATATTCGAAGAATGCATCGAAGAGGAACTCAGGTTCCGATGGTACCGCCGACACTCTGAAGATCGGCGGATCGTCCTGCATGAACGCATCGTTCAGCAGGGGTAACGCCACGAAGTCCTGGGCCAGGTGCCAGGTGTCTAGTGATACCGCGTCGTTCGAGCGCATCTTGCCCGTGATTTGACTGGGCTTGTAGCGGTATTCCGCATAGCGCTCTTGATAGCCGAACGTCGCTGCGTCGGCTGCTGTGTCGTCTGTGCCTTGGGCAAAGATCTCCTGATTTAGCACTGCTTGCTCGCCCAGATGCGCGAATGAGGGCCAGTAGAAGTCGAAGCGACTGCTCCGACTGAATTGCTTAGGCAGGCCCTGTTGATAATTCAGGTCAGCTCTTACGCTGACCATGCCCATGATGATACAGTGCTCCGTGAATGACTTATTCCACCCACGAAGGGTTCCTGCGGCGACACCGTATCCTGCTAGGTTTCCTTGTGCTGTTGTATCTCCTTGACTGGTTTGCGGGACAACCGAGATGTTGACCGGGACCGAACCTCCTCCGAGGTACTCCGGTCTTTGCAGGCGCGCATCCGGGCTAACGACGCCGAAGTGACTGCGAACGATTTCCGTGTATCGCGTCCCACCTCGCGCGTCTCTTTCCTGCAGCTTTTGAATTTGGAACGCTTCTCTGATTGCATTGATTGACGTTCCTGTAGTTAGCGAGAGGTCTGCCTTCAGACCTGAGTTCACGAAGTGAAGCTCTGAGCTTCCTACTGGTAGCGCCGGATCGAAGAACGCCGTCGCCACGTTTGCCTTCAGGAACCCGCTTGTACTTCCCGCTGCCTTCTGAAAGCTAACGGACGTATCGTCCGTTATCACTGGTGCTGTTTGACCGAAGGACAGCGTTACCGGGTCCCCTTTCTCAGGAAAGGGCAAGCACGACGTAAAATAGTCGTGCCGCTTACCGCGGGGGTAGATTGAGACCAGATTATTTGCGTCTGGTCCATTGTCCGTGGGCATATCCCACGAGTCTTGCAGGTTCTCGTCCCGGAACCACTCATCCCAGATGAGTCCGTAACAACGGTGATAGAGTGCTGAAGTGATGAGGCCTGGGACCTTTGTCGGCATACCGAAATAATCGGCCAGGCTCTCGTTTGGCCAGCCCCCTGGGTCTGGCGCGACTACGATAGGAATCGTGAAGTCTGTTGAATCTGCTGGATTGGTCTGTTCTCCCATGAATTTGCGGAAGTTTTCCCACACCAGTCGGAGTGGAACCGCAAAGAAGAACGTATCCAGATACAGATTATCCATGATTGGGTGCAGAGGTGTTGCCATGCGGGCGAACATCGCCATTTCCATACGCATGGTATCGCCAGGGAGCGCCTCATCGACGAATACCGGGATCAGTTGTCCCGCGTCGAATGTTGACTTCACTCCGCACGATCGGTTGAACACCGACCGCGGTGTGTTGACGCTCGGGATTTGCGCGAAGCTATGTTGACCCGCCGTCGTGCCCTTCCGTTTACTAGCCACTGGCCACCTCTAGCATTTGATTGTTAAGTTTTGCCACGATGTGGTGAGCATTCACCACATTGACGTGATTTTTGTTGTCCTCGTTAATTCCCTCGTCCTGATCGAAGGTACCCGTTTCCCATAGTGAATAGTCATCTGCGTGGAGATTGAACTCGTGTCCTTCTTGTGAGACTGCCGTCTCGAATTGGCGATGGGCTACAGCCCTATTCATCGCCGTAAAAGAGGGGTGATAGAGCTCCGCCTTTGCATCGTATACGCAGAAGGTCAGGAGGGGTGTTGCTTTCACTTCTTACTCCCTTTTTTTTCCTACTTAATTAGTTGTGATCTCTCTTCTTAAAGTGGTCTTGGTGAGTAGAGCTGAAGTTTTGCGTATAACACATCCTCCTTTGCTTGTAACCTTGCTGCGTTTTGATAGTCCGGGCTGTCCCGAACAATATTTTTCCTCTTTTCTTGTATTTTTTCCCACATTCGTGGGTTTTCTTTTTCCAGCATTGAATCGTAGAATGCTGGAGGCCTGAACTTTACCCCCTTGATCACCACGTAGTCGTCCGGATATATATCCTTCTTGAATTTTTGGTACCACGAGTACCCGAGACCTTTATTGCGACTCATCGTCGCGTAG